AGCACATAGACGATGATGTTTCGTTCCTAGCCCATCAGGGATGGGGCCCCCAGAATGTGTTTCTGGGTGACAATGGAGAGTTGGCCGCAGGTCTTGCGAACCTTAGGGATTTCTAACGAGGTGGTTTACCTCCGGAGCGCGGCGCCATGGCTAGCTAGGCCTGGGCCGTCCGGAGGTCCCCTTTTCGAGAGTCCCACGACGATGCAAAGCCGTCGGGGAATACCTATTACACCTAGATGGACCGGGCAACCAGGCTCGCGTCGAGACGCGAGGGACCGGCCGCCCAGGGAATCCAGGCGGGTAGAACCCACAAGACATACGTCTCCCTAGATGAGGGACGTATGGCAAGTGGACCCAACCACGGTTACCACTCCAGTTTAGCGACACGTAGGTCGAGGAGTTTAAGGACGTCTCGGTCCACGGCAAGGAGAGCTATTGGGGGGTTTCAGGCCAAGGCACGGTCTCGGGTGAGACCTGGGTGATAACGACAGTCGAGAAGATGGGGATACCTGAATAGGTAACGCCCCTAATATCGAAGGTCGCGTTTGGCCCTGTGACATTGATGATGACACCAAATACGATAGGGTGAGTAACGGCGCTCTCCTGACTGACGATATAAGTCGGACCCCCCGCGAAGAGGGGGTTGAGACTAGTACAGTTGGTCAGGGGATGTATAGCGTCGGTATTCGCCAGATCAACTCCGGCCGCGGAATCTGCAGTGAACAGGACCAGGAATGATCCTGTCTGCAGGTTGGGGGGGAAGGAGAAGACGTTCGTACTGTTGTTGAACCTCATGTCAAAGGAACCCGCGTTGAAACGGGCCGTCAAGGAGCCGAGGGGCAGGGCCGAGGTTATACCAAACTCGGCGCTGAAAGCGACCGAAGGAATGGTAGCACCGACCTGCCCACCTAGAAGTTGCTTCTTATAGAGGGCAATATCATAGGTGACCCAGAGCTCACCGAGGTTCACGCTTGCGGTGGAACATCCAGCTGTAGCGATTTGGAAGTTTCCAAGATCGTTGAAGCGGATGTCCGTGGTGGGGGCAGCGGTAGATGTATAGAGGACCTTGGTAGGCCGTTCAGACATATCGCACTCCACCCCATGACGCGCACCCTCGGAGGCCTTGGATGATTGGGCATAGTCGGCCGATTCCATGACGAACTTCGAAGTGAAGTTGGGGTCAACGGGGTCGTACTCGGTTGCCATGATGACGGTACCGAGGGCCTGAGAAGTACCGTTGAACTCCGAGCTCGTAGAGACAAACTCGAAGATCAAGCCGAGGGGTTCCCACTCTTCAAACTGAAAAGCTATTATTAATAGCCAAGGGAAGGTGATGGGATCCGCGGGGTTGATACGGAAGGATTGGTTATTGAAAGCCCCAACAGTGGAGGACGCCCGGATATCACCGAGGTACTCACGTTCGGTTAGACGAATCCCCCTCTTTCCATCCTTAGAGAAGGTCGGTATGGAGGACGATTTGTGCTGTTCGGCGGAGCCGGTGATAAGGCTGTTAACGTTGAGTTTGTAATCTCCGTAACCGAGCCATTTCTGGGCGAAGTCGCCTGCGTGCGCTCCGAGGTCACCCTGTCCGAGGAAGTTCCCAGCCAAACGGCCGAGAGTACTCCCGACAGAACCAGGTAGCTTAGGAGCAAGCGAAGCATCCAGCTTCTTTTCAATCCGCTTAAGTTGATCGGGGACGTTCGAAGGAACTCCACGACCTGAAGAGGATGTGGGAACATCGAAGTCTCCGCGACCGCGGATTGGACGACGGGGCTGGACGACCCGTGTCTTTGGTCTCTGAGTGCGTTTGGCATTCATAAGAGAGAATTGTGTGTTGTGTATGGGATGCGGCCAACAACGAACCGGACTGTCCATCACTACAACCATGGTGGGGATCCGTGCAGTCTCTAGGCGTTTTGATTAGCACGTCGGAGACGTTTTGGTCCTGAATGTAGTGACCCCATGTCCTTCATTCCCATGCGCTTCCCTTCGCTCCAAAGCCGTGGGACTGTTCCGCTAGGAGGCGGGACAGATACCGGCGGCCCTTCCCCGGGTGAACCCGGATGGATGGGAGGGTTGGGTCTCGGCGCAGGTGAGAAAACGGGTCCTCGACGCGTTCATCATCGGGTACCAAGTCGATGTTCAATACAGGGGTATCGGTTTCCCAATCCTCCAAGACGGGAGGGACTGAGGTAGCCGGAACCATAGTGATAGACATCGACTTCGGATACCAAGTGAGAGGGACGGCGTACTTGGAAAGAAGGCGTGATATGACGGGAATGGTCATTAGGTCGATAGGATATCGAGGGACAACCTGTTCACCCTCCTCCCCAAGCTCCCGACGAAGAATGCGGGAGGCCTCCTTACTAAGACGATGAGTGGGTTTCAAGGTCGGAGGGAGGCTGGGGACCCAAGGCTCACTACCTTTCGGTATGCGGGTGGGTAAGGGGGTGAACGGTTCGAGATCCTGAAGGTCTTCCGGGAGGGGCCCTTCCCCTAAGAAGGGGAAAATCGTTGATTTACGATAGGGAATCACCGGGACGTGTCGGACGGACATAGACTCGATATCAAGGAGAGACTGATCCTTCTCCGACTTCAAAAAGTAGACAGTCGGGAAAAGATCGGGAGAGACTCCATCCTCATAATCGGTGACGATCTCGGCGTTCGCCGCCATGAGAGTGGCGAGACGCCTCTGAAAGTCATCAAAATGAGGGTCGAGGCCATGAGGAACCTCAAACCCCAGGCCACCCAATTGAAGGTGGGCAAAGAGATTGAGAGTAAGTCCATGTCCAACGAAGGTGGCTTTCTCTATCGCCTTACGGTGGTAGAAGAGGAACCTTTTGTGGGAGTGGACCGGATTCATGGACTCGACGACCGAGATCTTATACCAGTCGGACAATGGTCGGTCGCTGAGGGAGGCGCGACCAGTAAGCTTCGATTGCCCCGTAAGAAGGCCGATGTTAGAGTAGGTCCCGAAGTTGACCACGATATTTTCAAGGTATCGCAGCGACGGTGGGGGGGACTCATCCATATCGGGCCAGGGGGTTCGAAGGAGGTCATGGCGTAACCGGCGGATCACGTCTCGGAAACTGGAACGGATAACCTCGAAGGGTTGGGAGTTAAGGACACCAAAGCGCTCATGGAAGAAGTTCTTTCCCTGGGAGGGAAAGAGACCTAACCGGGGCGTGTAGGTCGTCCAGCGGTGGTACTGGACGTCTGTGGCGAAGAAACCAATATCGTCCCCATTTATTATAACGGGGGCGACCTTGAAGAAGGAGAAATTGG